TCGATGCGGGATTGGATGATTGGCAAGTTCGGCCTGGAAGAAGCCGACCAGGTGATCCCTGATTACGTGGTGCGTGATGTCGAGACGGCAAACACCCAAGCCATGTCTGACTCTACGGTCATGCCGGGCTTTGCTGCACCAACTGAAACCGACAATAAGCCAGGCACTGATAACACAGCCGCCGCCGATTTTGCCGCCCGTGAAAATGATTTGGCAGCACGTGAAGCCGCGTTGCTAGCCCGCGAACAGCAGGCCGCAGTGCTTGTGCAACAAACGCAGGCGGCATCCCGCACGGCTGAATTTGCCAGCTTTGCTGAGCAGCTGATCACAACAGGCAAGTTACTGCCACGGGAAAAGGACGCCTTAGTCTCCTTTATGGCGCATATCCCGGCCGACAGCGTCGTCAGCTTTGCTGCTGAAGATGGCGAAACGACGAACCCAAATTCCAAAGAGTGGTTTCAGGGCTTTATGCAAAGCCTGCCCGCTCGGGTGCCTTATGGCGAATCAGGTGCTGCGGACAATACCGTATCGGCGTCTTTTGCAGCCCCTGCAGGTTACCAGGTAAATCCGGAACGTCTGGAGTTACACAACAAAGCGCTGGCCTATCAGGCCCAGCATAAATGCGATTACAGCACCGCCATTGCAGCGGTCAGCTAATAAGGAATAGTCATGCAAAGTTTTCCGATTTTGACACTGCCGCGCAAAGCTACCGCAGCCATCACTGCTGAACGCTTCGTGTCACCAACAGGCGCTGTGGCCACTGCAGCAGGCAATACTGCCGGTGTGGCACGCTCCAATGCAGCGGTTGGCGAAACATTTCCAGTCGACGTGTTAGGCACTGCCATCGTGGTAGCCGCCGCTGCGATTGCCGACGGCGCCGAAATTGAAGTGGGTGCAGCCGGTCAGGCCGTCACCAAGTCAGCCGGCAAAGTTGTCGCCCGAGCGCTGCAAGCCGCAGCGGGTGCCGGCAGCCGTATCGAAGTTCTGTTAATTCCAAACTAAGGATCCACCATGTCACAGATGAGTAATGCAGCTGTCCGGGTAATTGACCCGATCTTATCGACCCACGCTCAGGGTTATAGCCAACAAAAACTGGTTGGCCATCTGCTGTTCCCACGCGTCGGCGTACCACAACGCGGCGGCCAGGTAATTGAGTTTGGCAAAGAGTCTTTCATTTTATACAACAGTCAGCGCGCCCCAGGGACGAATACCAAGCGTATCCAATTCGGTTACTTAGGTAAGCAATACGCGCTGGCTAATCACAGTCTGGAAGGCGTGGTGCCTCGTGAACATGTTGGCGAAGCCGCCGTTCCAGGGATCAAACTTGGTCAGCGCGCTGTCAATAACGTGATGAGCTCCATGCTGTTAACAGTTGAGTTTGAACAGGCTCAGCTGGCGCGTAACCCTGCACTTTATCCTGCCGGTCAAAAAGTCGATTTGTCTGCATCGAAATGGACTAATTCGGCGAATAACCCAACTACGGATATCGAAACTGGTAAAGAAGCTGTGCGTGCCAGCATCGGCATGTATCCAAACCGGATCGTGTTATCAGCCAAAGCTTTTGCGGCCGCCAAAAACAACCCAAACGTCAAAGAAAACTTTAAGTACACCAGCTCGCAATCAATTACTGCCGAAATGCTGGCTGCGCTTTGGGACGTGGAAACTGTAGAAGTGGGTAAAGCCGTTGTTGCTGACGCACAGGGCGTCTTTAGCGATGTATGGGGCACTGACGTGGTAATGGCATATGCCGCCGACGTCAGTGGCGACGTCAACGCTGAACAGCCGTCGTTCGGTTACACCTACACCCTCGATGGTAACCCGCTGGTTGAAGAGTCTTATTACGACAATTCAGCAAAAAGCTGGGTTTATCCAGTGACCTACGAACGCGCCCCGGTCCTGAGCGGCATCACTGCTGGCTACCTGCTGCAGAACGTCGCTTAACCCACGGCTCAACATGACACCCGGCTGCGGCCGGGTGACTGGAGGACGAAGTGCCAGAATTTTTAATTGCCAGTCCGTTCAAGTTGAACGGCGAAATCAAGCGCAAGGGCTTAATCACCCTGACGGCGGATGAAGCCGAACCATTGGTTATTTCCGGCAGCTTGGTGCCATTAGTCGATGGCATTGAACTGGATGATGACGACCAATTGTTCACCCTGGACGAACTAACCGGAGACTTAACGCCGGTGACAGCCAGTGAGCTGCAGGGCTTGGTTGTTGATTTAGTCGCGGCAGGTAAGCGCGTTTTTATCGTCGCAGATGGTCGTTCCGTAGCGCGCCTCGGCAAGAGCTTTACCGAACGTCAGTTTATGTTGCTGGCCCCCGATGAGGCTGCACCGTTACTCGAAAGTGGTGACCTCATCACCTTCGAACAGTTAGCGGAAATCATGCAGCAGGCTGAGCTTGCCGAAGAAGCCCGTCTGGCCGAAGAGCAGCGCAAAGCTGAAGAAGCCCGCCTGCCTGAAGATCAGCGCAAAGCCGAAGAAGCCCGTCTGGCTGAAGAGCAGCGCAAAGCCGAAGAAGCCCGTCTGGCTGAAGAGCAGCGCCAGGCTGAAGCCGCCCGTCTTGCAGCAGAACAAAAGGACAATAAGAAAAAAGCCAAAGGGGACGCAGCACAAAGCTGAGTCATTGGCCGGGAAGGATTCCCTTGCCTGTGAAGTTGCCGGTTGATAGCGGGCGTCAACCTTTCTAACCGGACCGAATTTTACCAGGAGCGTGTATGTACATCACTTTGGACCAAATGGCAGTAAATCCGGGCGCCAAAGAGCTGGCCGAAGTTGCCACGCCTGAGCATTTGCCAATTGTTGATGCCGCATTGATGCACGCCAGGCTAACGGGCGCCAGTCGCGCGGCATGGCAGCCTGAAGAGTTAGATGCCTGTGAGCAGGCGGTGAGCCGAATTAATGCAGCCATTACCGACGCTGCCGGCTTGATTGACGGGTTCCTGGCTACACGTGGCTATCTGCCGCTGCCGCAGGTACCAGACATCCTGGTGGTGTGGTGCCGGGCCATTGTGCGTTACAAGCTGCATATCAACCGGCTGAACGCGGATGACAAAGACCCGATCACCCGCGATTACAACGACGCATTAAAACTGCTGCGGTTAACCGCTGACGGCAAGTTCTCCCTGGGAGCAACTGATCCGGTATCAACCAGCAGCAACGCCCCTGAGTGGAGCGCCGGACAATCAACCTTCCGCAATGCGCTGAAGGATTACTGATGACCGGGAATCTGCCATTAAACACGGACCTGGTGATCAGCCGGCTTAAGAATGCTGTGCCAGTACTGCGTGGAGTCAGTGACGCCATCGAGTTTGATGCGATTAAAGAGCTGCGGCTCATCACTGACAACCGGGCCTTTGTGGTGCTGGACAATGAAAAAAACAGTGCCGATGTGGCGCGCCATACCAACCAGACCTTTGCGCGCTTTGGGGTTGTTGTTGCCACCCGCTGCGCCAGACCTTCGGACTTGATGCGGGAAGCGCGGGCGCTCATTGGCCAAACCCGCGATGCCCTGATTGGGTGGCGGCCAGAAAACCGCGAGTTTCAAAGCTGCGTGTGGTTAGGCGGCGAAGTACTCGACTATGACCAGAACGTCCTGCTTTGGGTGGACATGTATCAGACCAACTATTTTACCAACGGAGTTTAGCCATGACGGATAAAACAACTCAGGCACCAGGCAAAGCGTCTGCAGTGCCTGAACAGGCCAAGCCTACAGCCCAGCCTGATGCGGAAGTTGTTGTCAGTACAGACAACAGCAAAAACGGTTACCTGGCAGCGCAACGCGCCGCCCGCAGAAATGAGGTGAAACAATAATGGGTGAGCGCATTTTAGAGCAGGATACCTGTGTACTGGCCGCTGTAGAAACTGTCTATGGCACTGACAAGGCGCCAACCGCTGCAGCAAATGCTATGCGGGTGAAAGCCGATATGACACTGCTCGACGGTGATCAGGAAGCGATTGAATTCGATGCTGGTCGTGGCGGCAGTAAAGGCTCCATCCAGCGCAACAAGAAAATCTCCGGGACGTTAACCGGCTATGTAGCGGGTGTGTCTGCTGCAGGCACCGCGCCGGCCATTGCCCCGTTGCTGCAAGCTGCGGGCTTGAAACCAACTGTGACCGCGGCAACAAAAGTCACTTACAAGCCGGTTTCAACTAACCATGACAGCATCACACTGCATGTATTTCGCGGCAAAGTGAAGCATCCCTGTGTTGGCGCACGCTGCAACCTGGAAGTGAGCCTAGGCACCGACGCATTACCAAAATTCACGTTCAACAGCTTGATGGGTTTGTATGTCAACCCGGCACAGGTTGCTGATTTCCAGAACTGTGACTTTACCCCGTTCAAAAACCCGCTGGTCACTGATCCCGTCAGTATCACCAAAATGCAGCTGTTCGGTCAGGAAGTGAACATGGCTCAGCTGACGTTCCGCCTCGGTAACACAGTGACCTATCGATCTGTGACCAACGACGAAAGCGTGCAAATCACCAGCCGGCGGCCGCAAGTAGAAATCGTGTTTGAAGAGCCGTTACTGAATGACTTCAACTGGTGGAACAAGATCAGCACCTTTGGCGCCATGGCTTACCAGTTGGGTGAAGACGTGACAGATGTCGGTCGCATCTTCGAGCTGCTGGTGCCGAACCTGCAGCTGAACAGTATCGCGCCAACCATTATCGACGGTATCAGCCATCTGCGCTGTGTACTTGATGTGGTACCGACGGCGCGGGACAACGATTTTGAAATGATTTTTCGGTAACCGAATAAACCCCAAGCAGCGAACCAGGGATGAAAGTAAGGCAAGGATGCCTCCCTTTTAATTCAGGAGTACGACCGTGTTTCAAATTAACGCCTTAGCAAAAAACGTTTTTAAAGCTGCTGTAATGGCAGTTCTCCCAACCGACAAATATGACGAACAGGGCCAGACCATAAATGCTGAAGCCCACTTTATTGCCACTTTTCAGTCCGTCTCTGAAGACGAAACTGAAGCGCTTGTCAGTCAGCTCAATGGCGTCAATGAGTCCGATTTATCCCGCGTGAGTAAATTGCTCAAAGAGCAAACCCGTGCGGTGTTTATCGGTTTTGAGAAGCATCCAAAACATCCGTTCCCGTTCAAAAATGGTGATGCAGATGTGCAGTCATCGCCAGAAACCATTGCCCTGTTGCTGAACAGCAAAGAAGTCGCTGATGCAGTGCGCAAGGCATACAACGAAGCCCGCGCTGGTGGGGTAACTGACAAAAATTTGAAGAAATAGCCCATTGGTGGGTTTCGGGGGGCAGCGCCAGCCCTAAGCGCCTGGCTGAATCGCTGGAAGCAGCTGGTGCACCTCCCGAAGTTGTGCAGATGTATGCAGCACAAAAAGCCCAGGCACCGGACATTCAACCCTGCAATCAATACATCGTGGAGTTGTTTTTTCGGGTGCAAACCCAGTGGGTGTATGCCGGCATGGCAGGTGCCAGAGTTGGCCTGAACTACCCGGCAATTGAAGTAAGAGCGAATCAGATGCCCGGTTATCAGGGCTTAGCGGTCGAACTAAAAGACCGGATCTGGAACGGCCTGCAGGTTATCGAAAAGACAGTACTGAATTACCAGGCAGAGCAAAACAGGAGTTAACGCCATTTATGAATAACAACGATATGAACATTGCCATCCGCTTTTCCATTAACGGTGGTCAGGTCGTTGTCAAAGACATCAATGGCATTACTCAAAGTACAACAACGGCAACCAAGTCGTTAAAGCAGCTCGATACCGCTGGCAACGAATCAGCCAAAGGCCTGAACAAAGCTGCCAATAGCAGCAAACAGCTCAGCACCGCTCTTCAGGAAAACGAAAGTACTGCTGTAAGCCTCGCCGGCTCTCTACGCTCGATGATAGGGGTGACTGCTGCTCTTTATGCTGCGTTTGAAACATTCAATGCAGTGAAAGGCTTTGCCACTGTTGCGTCAGAATTCGATGGCCTGCAGCAACGTATTAAAACGGCAACCCGTGAGACCCGTGACTACAACCAAGTGTCAGCTGAAATGTTCGACATCTCACAGAAAAACGGGGTAGCACTCAGCGCATCTGTTGACTTGTTCCAGCGCATGGCAACCAGCCGTAAAGACCTCAAAGCCACCAATGCCGAAATGCTGGGCCTCACCGATGCGGTGCAAATGCTGGGGGTTATCGGTGGATCGTCCATGCAGGCCATGGATAACGGTTTGATGCAGCTCAGCCAGGGCTTATCTGGTGGCATAATTCGGGCTGAAGAGTGGAACTCTATCCTTGAGAATATCCCCGAGCTTGCGTCACGCATTGGTCGCGGTATGGACGATATTGGCAAATCAACCAAAGAACTGGGGTTTGGCGAAATGCGCGCCTTGGTACTGGAAGGCAAGCTGCTATCGGAAGATGTACTGAAGTCGATTTTAGTACAACTGCCTGAGATCCGAGCACAGTTCGGCGAGCTTCCAGTCAATATGGCACGAGCTAATGTCATGGTCGAAAACAGTTTTGCTGCAACTGTGGCACACCTCGACAAAACTCTTGAGCTATCCAAAGCATGGGCTGAAACGTTAGTAAGCGTGTCTCAGATCCTTGATAGTGTCAGAACTGACAGCATCGATGAAATGAGTCCCAAACTACAGGCTGCAATCAAAACAGCAGAGTTGTTTGTGTATGTGATTGGTACCATAGGCGCAGCCGCACTCGCTAATTTTGCTAAAAAACAAGCTGCGTTACTTGTAGGAATGCTTTTAGTTAACCCCGCATCAGTAGCGCAGGTTTCCGCACTTGGTCTAGTTACCACCACCACCGGCACAGCAACTATCGCAACTAATGCGCTGGCTATCGCCAAGCGTGCACTGCTTGGACCCATTGGTTTAGTCATCGGCGTCGCAGGGATCCTAACTACCGCGTGGTTTGCTTACAAGGATGCTGCTGAGAAAGCAAAAGCAAAGAATGATGAGTTGGCCGATTCATTTGAGCGCATGAGCAAAAAGCGTAAGGCAGGCTTGTATCAAGAGACCATTGCTGAACTACAGCAGGTTGCAGCACAAGTTGCAGAGATTGAAGCCAAGCTTAAGGCAGCACGGATATCTTCATCAGAGGCAGGAGCGTCACCAGTTCCTAACAATGGTTTTGGTGTCGGTAGTGTTGGCGCTTCAGTGGCTAATGCTACTTTTCCAGAGCTTGATGAACTGAAAAAACGCCAGGCCGAACTGAATGCTGTGATCGAGGGGCTGAACAAGAATTTTAACGCCGGTCTGCCTGCGCTCGATGCGTACAGTGACAAACTGACCGATAACTCGGGCAGTGCTGACAAGTTAAAAGAAGAGTTGTTGAAACTCTACAACGCTCAGATGCTGGCAGCGGCAGCTGTCGACGCCCAGGGCCGTGCCCTGAATGGCATTGACCTGGAACTGTTTAAAGCCCAGTTCGTGGATGCCACAACCCTACCGGCGAATGCCGCTGCAGCCATTAAACAATTTGCTGCAGATGCCAAGACAGCCACCGCCAATTTAAATGCCGACACTTACCTGACGCAGCTGAAGGAAGAGCTGAAGCTGCTGGACCTGCGCCTGAGTAAAGGCCAGCAAACGGCAGATATGCAAAAGAAACTGCTGCAGTTTACCGGTGCCAATCCTACTGCCCTTGCTGCGCTGCAGCGTGAACTGCAGCTGATTGAAAAGAAACAGGCTCTGGTGACAGACAAAGAAACCCTCGACAGCCTGAAAAAAGAAACTGAGCTTTTGCAAATTCGCCTGGCAAAAGGTGAAAAAGAGTATGAAGTGCAAAAAGCACTGTATCAGCTCAAAGGTGGTGATCCGGCCGTTATTGCCGAGATTGAAAATCAGATCCGTGCCCAGCAGAAACTCAAAGACCAAATCGCCCTGACCGAACAAATCAGCAGTGGCGCCTTTGATAAAATGCTGGACGACATGACCAGCATGAACGGCATGGCCACCAATATCGGCGATGTGCTGGTGCAGGCTTTTGGCTCGGTGGCACAGCAGCTGGAAGCGATGAATGCCGGCCAGGCAGACTACAACGAAAAAGTTAAAGAGCTGGCAGCGGAAAAAGCCAAACTTAACGTCTTGGACCAGCACAGTGCAGCGTTCGCCAAAGGCAAAGCCTCAGTCGAAGAAAAAGAAGCCAAACTCAAAGACAACTACTTCCAAAGCCAGATGGGGCATTTTGCCTCACTGACCGGCGCGGCCAGCAAGATGTTTTCAGAACAAAGCAAGGGCCGCCAGGTACTGCACAAGTTAGAAGTGACTTTTGCTGCCATTGAAACGGCGTTGGCACTGAAGAAAGCGGCGGCTAATGCGTTGACCGCCATCAGTAACCAAGGTGGTGGTGATCCATATTCTGCCTTTGCCCGCATTGCGGCCATGGCAGCGTTGATGGCTGGCCTTGGTGTGTTTAGCGGCTCTGCCGGTGGTGGCGGTGTCAGCGCCGAAGACCGGCAGAAATCCCAGGGCACTGGCACAGTGCTTGGTGATGACAGCGCCAAATCTGAATCTATCGCCAATGCGCTCGGCCGCATTGAAGACTTGGAGCTGGACCAATACGCAGAACTGCGCTCAATCAATGGCAGCATCCGCGAACTCTCTGCCGGCATTAAAAATCTGGCCGTCAACCTGGTGGCCAGCTATGGCAAATTCAACGAATCCAGCTATCCAGGTGAACTGGGCAAAGAATATAACCTGCAACTGGGTAGCGGCTTGGCGTCGATGGTTGGGGGCGGTGTCATTGGTTTAGTGGCAGATAAGCTGCTCGGCGGTCTGGTCGGCGGCCTCACCAATAAGCTGCTGGGCGGCTTGTTCGGCAGCAAAAAGACCGAACTGGTCGACAGTGGCCTGAGCTTTGCGGCGCAGGAACTGGGCGACATCATCAGCAGTGGTTTGATGAATGCGACCGTCTACGACGTCATTAAAACGACCAAGAAAAAGCTGTTTGGCCTGAGTAAATCATCGAGCGAATCCACCGAATATCGCGACGTCGATAACGCGCTGCGTACTGAATTTGCCCGCATCTTTGCCCACATGGGCGAGTCCGTCACCGAAGCAGTCAACCTGCTTGGTCTGCAAACCAACAAAACGCTGGAATCGTTTGTCATCAACTTGCCGGCGCTGTCGTTTAAAGACCTCAAAGGCGACGAAATTGAAAAAGAGCTGCAGGCGATGTTCAGCCAGCAAGGCGATTTGATGGCGCAGTACCTGGTGCCAGGTATCGCTGAGTTTCAACAAATGGGCGAAGGGTTATATGACACCCTGATCCGGGTTGCCCAGGAACAAGCCGTGTTTAACTCGGCGCTGGATAATCTGGGTCTGCAGCTTGGCCGGTTCGCCGGCGTCACCAAGACCATTGAGTTGGAAGTTGCGCAATCCATCATTGAACTGATGGGCGGCATTGAACAGTTCCAGAGTGCGACTGCAGACTATTTTGCCGAGTTCTACTCTGAGCAAGAGCAGCTGGCTGCCATCACCAAATCTGCGGCCGCACAGTTTGCAAGCCTTGGCATTGCGATGCCACAAAGTCGCGAGGGCTTTAAGGCACTGGTCGATAGCCTGGATTTAACGACCGACGCTGGACAGCGCATGTTTGCGGCGCTGATGGCTTTGGTACCGGCAATGGATCAGTTCTATGACCAGCAAGAGCGCAAGGCGCGGGAGCTGGCCGGGT